GTAGGAGGACGGAAGGGTTTCAGACTATCAATCACTTCTCGGATAACCCCGATCGTTGACATTTATCTACGGTTGGGATATAATCCATTCACAATTCCAAACAGAGGCGCAATCAGACGTGCCTGCGCAGACAGTTCATTCGACTTCCAACCCAGCGTAGGAGCAGCAGCAACACCGTTTTGGATGTACGGTGCGACAGTCGCTGCCATGCGCAGGTAGCGAGTGTGCTCAGACGCGCTTGTCGTTAACCTCACATGACGAGGCGCATTCAACTCAAGATAGGATTGTACGGGCATTTTATTTACTAACAACAAGAGAATGGGGAGCGAGTTTGAGACTGTCCTTGCGAGGTACAAGGCAAGTTTGGCGGATTATAAAGTAACGGGTCAGACAACGTTCAAACAACAGGCAGAGACGTCTGAACGTTGGTTGAACGAGTATATTACAAGTCTAAATCAGAGTATACGAAACGATGCTGCGTACATAGATAGATTTGCGAGAGAGTACGAAAATACAAACCCGGAATTGGTCAAGTATAAGAATCAAATCGCAGAGGCGCGCGAAAAGGGTCCCGAACTCCAAGACACGTACGAGGGTGAGAAGGAGGTCTACGCAGAACCTCCTGTGGACGAGTATATGTATTACACCAAGGCAGCGGTGGTGGGTGGTATACTGGCAGTAGGTGCCATCATTTCCTTCCTATGAGGCGCAAACATCAGGTAGAAGACGATACCGAGTACGACAAGTAAGAAGAACCCAACATACATATAGAGTTGGCGATTTGCTTCCCCACCCTCTTGTTGACGAATTCTGCGCAATGTCTCGAGGTTGTCTGTATTCACCAATAATCCATTGTAATCTCGCTGAATCTGACGGAGACGGTCGATGAGTTCGTCGCGTTCACTTTTTAGGGTGGGTGTCTCCTGTCGCAAAAAAGTTAGTTTCTCAATCATTTCATTGAGTGACTTTGCGATTGCCGCATTCAAATCGCGAAGTCTGGGAAGAGTCGACGCATCACCAGTTTGAAGAGAGGTTTGAACAAGGTCGTCATACTCCTTCACTTGAGCGTCATATTTGGCGCGCAAATCGTTCATTGTTTTCACGCAACATTTACATCGGGAACACAATACCGATAATACAACTCGGAACCTGCGACATCACTGTGGCGAGTGACCTCAATAATGTCGCCTGGACGACCTCCAACCCACTTGATCATTGGATCGTGCGAGTCAATCCATGGGAGTTGGTTCTCTGGACTGGTAATGTTGAACTTCTTCATGACTTCCGTGCGCTCATCGTCCTTGAGAATACGATGAGGCATCGCCATCCGATGCGTGGTAATATCAAACCGGAGTTCGCGAATATGGAAGAATCGAATGTCACGGTCCTTGGTCAGATTCTTGACCGTCTTCAGTACATTCTCGGACGGAGGAACCAGAGCGACCAGAATGACTCCGTTTGTATAATCATTTCCATCTGCGAACTCTAGAATCTTTCCAACGTCGCGATCTACCAGACCCTTGTCCTTTTGACTAAACACAATCAACTGCTTTCCAATTGTGTACAGATTCACCTTTTCCATCGCATCTGTCACCACACGGGTCGTCTTGGTATCCAGACCACGACGTCCCATCATAATGCGCAGTGTGTCAAGTGCCTTGTCTTCGTCCATGCTTATTCTCTGAACTAGACAGAAAGCTATTCGTTTTTTCACGACGAGTAACAATGACGAAGTGGCTCTTGCTGATTGCGGCAATCTTAGCGATTGCGCTCGTGATGATGAAAACAACCGAGAGATTTGTACCTGAGTTTCTAGACAAGACGCAGGTCAGAAAGACGGTAGCAGTGGAGAACTCGTCTTACGAACAGATGACCAACCACGCGAATCCTGCGCCATACTCTATGGGTCCCGTCCAGGGAATTGAGACCCCTTTTCGCGTAAACCAATATACATCGTTCATTGTCTAAATATCTAATGACTTCACGTTCACGAGTATCTGATTTAGTCCACAACGAATCCCCTTATCGCAAAACCAAGATTCCCAAGGCACTGCGTGAACAGGTGTGGTTGAAAACCATGGGCGAGCGATTTGATGGAAAGTGTAAAGTTGTATGGTGTAAGAATCGCATCAATGTCTTTGATTTCCAGTGTGGACACAACATTCCGGAAAGCAAAGGTGGAAAGACCACGTTGGACAATCTGCTACCCATCTGCGCAAGGTGTAACATCAGTATGGGAAGTCAGTACACAATTGATGAATGGAACTCCAAGTTCGCAAAGGCAAGTCGTTCAAAATGGTGGAATTGTTTTTGGAGACGAAAGCAATGACTACGGCGTTTGTTACGCTGTCCGATAAGGGGTATTATCCGAAGGCATTACGAACAATTGAAGAACTGCGAACACGAGGTTCTTGGCAAGGAGATGTAGTCTTCATCGCAGTAGACTTTGAACCAGACCCCATTCCAGGTGTTCAGATTGTCAAGACGACACATCTATCCACAAACGTACTTCTCCACAAACTTCGCAACAATCCAATCAAACCATTGCCCGACAATCGGCATTTTGCGAAACTCTATCAATGGGACAAACTACAGGTATTCAAACCCTTTGTTCGCCAATGGGAGCGTATTGTATTCTTAGATGCTGGAATGCGCATCTTTAATCCTGTACAACCTCTTCTTGATTTGGAATGGAAAGGAAAGTTTCTCGCTCCCGACGATTCCGATCCATACGACAACGGTTCGCGGTTCCGCGTTCAGTTAGATCTTGAGGCAAATCCACGTGTCAATGAAAAACTCTTTTCCGTGTTTCCAACGTCCATACTGGATGAGCACTACTTTCTGAACTGTATGTTTCTGTTTGATACCGCATTGCTTGAAAGGATAACCTTTGAAGAAATGGTACAAGCGATGAATGACTATCCCATTTGTATGTGTAATGAAATGGGGATTCTCAATCTAATGTTCACATTCAAATTGGGTGTCTGGCAACCCTTTCCACAGAAGGTTGGAGACAAGTATCTGTTCGGATGGAGTGAGCGGAACTACAGGGAGAATCCGAACTGGTCTTCCTTTCATTTTATGAAGTACTCCATTAGTGCGTAAGGCGGTACCACGACAATGGTTCTGCGATGAATGTATTCCGAACACCTAGCGCAACTACGTCACCACAAAAGAGAGAATCTTCGCGACGCTTATAACATTCATCTTCCCGAAATGTAACCTTGTCGAAAATGTCTTTTCGCACGGTTACCTGCGCATGATGGAGAGGGGCGTCCCACTTTGGTCTGAAGACTACACATCCGGTGGGTGCGCGCATAAGTTCGTCCTTGTAGACGATCGGGGTTCGAATGAATGAAAACAGTGGCATGTCCACTCTGAAGGAATGGAATAGGATATCCGTGTCTGCCATGTACTTGCGAATGAGTTCAATCCGCTGTGGGTGCATAACATCATCGGCATCAAAGAACGTTACATAATCTGTTTGGATGTACTTTGCGCCCTTGTTTCGATTCTGCGCTTGGTTGTACTCTTCTTCGCGAGTTATAATTTCACAATCGAAAGAATACTTCCTGTAGTCGGGAGGAATGTCCTCTGGTTTGGATGAACTACATACCACAACTACCTTGTTTGGTTTGACAGTCTGGAATTCAATAGAATCCAAACAGTCGCGCAGGAATAGAATATAGGGTTTATGACACGGTATCACCACACCGAGCGAGGATTGTGAGTCCATTGTTATTGGTAAACCGTTCGGCAAGTTTCCATTCCGGATGACCGCGAAGGAATTCCGTAATCGCAGGCCACAGACCCTTTGTAATTTCATCAGGTGGGAACCCTGACTCGCGTGACTGTTTTGCGATATCATGGTTTCCTCGAACGGATTCACCATACCACTCGTCTACAGTGGTATCGTGCATGACGATATACTTCTTCACATGCGCGTGCCAGTGTTCCAACTCTCGCTTCAATTGCGCGTAGACATGCCACGTATCGATGAAGAGCAGGTCGGTTTCCTCACATGGACATGTCAGATCGCTTTCCTGGAAATACTTGACGCGAATCCCCTCACGGGTACACATGTCTGTGAACATGTCGATATTGTGCGACCGATATGGATCAACCATCTTGAACACTCCATTGGGATTTCCTAGTAGTCCAGTTGCGAATGCGTAAGAACTGACAATGTTACAGACCCCACATTCAGTGACCGAATCACACATCTTTGCGTACCTCTGTAGGGTAGGAAGGTGTTCATTGATGTCGCAAGGAATCTTACACTTGGCATCATATCGACTCTTCAGCATGGAGGTTTCGCCATGTAGAATTCGGTTGACTTCTGTGTCGATGTATGCTCTCTGAAACTCGGGAGTAAAGAGCGTTGACGCAATGTACATGGCATTCTTTGCGATTTGCTCTGCCTCGGCATCGTGCTCGACCAACCATGTAATCTTCTCATGAAGGTCGCTGAGGTCGTATGCGATGGGTACGTAATCCACCATTGGACGCAGGTACTTCTTGAACCAGTACTGATTGTCGGGATGGGTAATCATGATAGGAACAGACCCTGACCCAAATACCCACTGATGCGCAGACGCAATACAATTCCCGTCAATAATGAAGATGTACTTGTTCTGGACGTGTTCGGGCAACCCCACTCGTTGCGTCGTGAAATACTCCTGTGGAATTACCTTGTCATTGAAATCCCAACCTCCAGGCGTAAAGCGAACATCCGCATGAGGAAAGGAAAAGAGTGAATCCAATACCCTCATACGCAGCGTAGGACGGTCACATCCACTGGAAGCACCTCGCCAATAGGCAATAGGTTTGCGTTCTGACCAAGGTATCTTCGGCACATCGCGCAGTACATGAGACAAACCATACGAAAACGTCTCATCGTCTAGCGGAAGAAGGATCATGTTCTCACGCGAGAACTGACGAGAACACAGCATACACACCAATGGGAATGTACCCTCTCGTTTCGCATTCTCGAGTTCTGCGAATGTTTGACTTGCCTTACTATTCGCCTTGTCCTCACGTCCTAGAGACGTAATCATGCGGTCGAACTCTTCGTCGCCGATGATCCCGTCGGACTGCGTGAAGATAGCAGAAACCTTCTTGGGTTGGCGCTGGATACATTCAAAGACGTACTGTTCAATGGAGGAACCCACATGGCACTTGCTATATCCACCATCCCAATACAGCGGGACCTTGGAGGGAACACGTACAATCCCGGTTGTATACGGCACATAGACAATTGAATCATCATGATCTGCCTTGTACCACGTGGGTTTCCAACCATAATGAGACTCAAAATATGCCCATGTATTCACTTCCCAGGAAAGGTGAGGCATAGAGGAAAAATGACGAGAGTAAAGGTCATTCAGTTCAAGAAGCGATACCTCATCACCTAAAAAGAAACCTCCACAGAACCTCCATGATACAGAATTCAGCATATCTGTTTGATGGTTCCAACAACCTGGAACATACAAACAACGATCGGGGTACTCGGTGTTCGCAATCTCACGGATATGTGTATTGGTCACATGCGGAGTCCGAAACACATACGAGATGGCAAAGTCAATCCAGGCGTAATGAGAAGATGCGTGCATCCTCGATTCAATTGCTCGCTTCACAAGTTCAACCTTCGCATTCATCAGGATAAGGAAATTGCGCGTATCATGCTGGATATTCCGGTGCTCAGGTAGACCACTTGGCGCAATTTTATATGTATCTAGATCTTCTAGGGACAGATATTCAATGACACCGTTTTGTAGATGAACGCGCCCTCTGTATTCCGGACTCAGGAACAAGTGAAATCGAATACCGCTAGACTGTAGACGATTAAACAGATCAATATGTTTCTCAATACTTTTGTCTACCGGGCGATCCTCTTTAAGGTTCAGAAATGCCGAAACAAACGTAATCGTCATTTTAATGAATACAACGGTGTCTATCTAAAATGATTTACTACCCAGAATACGACTCCTTTGTTTTTGAGACGGACGATCCTATTTTCGATGAGGGAATACGAAACGGTACCGCAGAACCCTATCCGTTACATCTCGCGATTGTCAAGCGCTATCTAGATATGTTTCCAACTCGCAATCGGTGTTTTGTGGATGTAGGCGCTCACATTGGAACAACTGCCGCCCCGTATTCCAGACTCTTTTCTACTGTCCATGCGTATGAACCGTCTAGTGCAAGTTACTCATTTCTGGTCAAGAACATCAAGGGTAATGACTTGAAGAACTGTACTGCCTATAATATTGGGTTGTACTCCCATACATGTACCGGAGTGATGAAGTATCATGGCGGCGGTAATTCGGGTTGCTTTGCGTTTGAACCCGCCGAGGTTGGAGACGTAAACTGTATTCGACTAGACGATCAGAATCATGAGTTTGTCGATTTCCTAAAGATTGATACGGAAGGGTCTGAACTCTTTGTGCTCAAGGGAGCAGAAGCAACATTGCGCAAATGGAAACCTCTAGTTCAGTTTGAGACCAACGAACTGTCACAGCGTTTGTATGGTATTTCTACACAGAAGTCGATTGACTATCTGAAATCTCTTGGTTACGTGGAGTTTGATACGAGCGATCCCAATAACATATTTTTGTATGTTCCTCGTATGGAGAAGCGAATCTTCTGTTTTTGGACAGGGAACAATCCCATGAGCGAGAACCGTCTTCGCTGTTTGGCGTCCATCCTAGAAACAACGGGAGTATCGGTTTCCTTTGTTACGCCGACAAACTTGTCATCCTATATTCTACAAGCACATCCTCTCCATCCTGGGTTTGAACATCTAAGTGCGGTTCACAAGGCAGACTATCTGCGCACGTACTTTATGCACTTCTATGGTGGAGGGTATACAGACATTAAGAGACAAACGGGTTCATGGAAACCTTTCTTTGATACACTTGAAACGTCCGATGCCTACATCATTGGTTATACGGAGTCGGGACCTGGTGACATTGCGTGCCGAGAGGTCGAACACATGTGGAGAGAACTTGTTGGAAATTGTTCGTATATCTGCAAACCAAATACTCCTTTTACATATGATTGGTATACGTCTATGATCAAATTAATGGATCAAAAACTCACATTCCTACGTATGTATCCAGCAACACATCCGCGGGATGCAAAGGAATATAGTAATTACCCAATCGAATGGAATGAACTTCTTGGTCGTATCTTTCATAAAGTCTGCTCAGAATACAGGTCTAAATTACTGCGTGGATTGCCTCACCCTATATTTGGTGGTTACATGTGATGCTTTGTTAACACAAAAATACACAATCCATTGTGCCAGTCTGAGTTCTCACCGTGGACTACCGGGTGACTATTATCATCTGTTGTATAGATCTCACGCTGGTATTTTACATGGATATTGGCATCCGAAATCCCTTTGATAGTACCCTCACGAACACGCAAATCATTCCAGTCGTCTACCATGTAGATAAATACATCGTCCATATTGTTGATAAAATGTGTGAGAGCCCTTGCGTGAGATTCCATTGTATGATCGCCGTCATACAGATATATGTTAAACGTTTTATCTAGTGTTACATTCCAACAGTCATTTTCTATGACAGAAACATCATTTACTCCGGTATAGTGTGATAGGTTTCGAAAGAACTCTTCTCTTATATTTTCTGTAGAATACGACCAGTTATCAATTGCGGTTGCATGTATGTTGTTTCCATGGATTGCTGAAAAAAAGGAACTTCCCTTCCAAGTTCCAATTTCAAGGTAGCGAGTATCTGGCAGAGAGCAGATGTTGTTGTAAAAATGACGTGTTTTCTTACCACTCATTCCGCTCATAGCAAGTATAGTTCTCGGACATTTAGAACTATATTTGTCTGCGTTCCGTATACAATTTTCAATATGAGTTCGGTACACCGAAACCTTATCCATAATTACAAATCCAGCGATACGTTCTTTTTCTCATCTGGACGCGTACCGTTCGCGCGATGCTCCAGTACTTCGTTCCAGAACTTGGTCAACTCGTCAATGTGTGAGGACAACCACATCGGATCCTTCGCAACAAATCCCTCCTTGATGGATCCCAGAATCCAGTAGATGACCTGGCACTCTTCTCCCTCGGGGTCCTTGTCATATACAACCCTTCCATCATCATAGACAACAAAGAACCCTTTGGTGTCTTGACTGCGAAACCACTCATTGTAGTTCACTTGCCGGAACCGAAACTCGACATACTCGCACTCATCAATTCCTGTGCACTCCATCTGCATCTGCATTTGGTGGACATACGCAGGCGGAATCTCTTCCTTGGGTGCCCGACTGATGGGACACTTAAACTCCACAAGACGCCCGTAGCGCTTCATGTCCGTCGGGTCGTTGGGAACAATCAGTCCATCGGGTGATGCGCCCAGAAACTTGTGTACGGGGTGCTGGACGCAGGAGACGTCCGTGATCTGACACTTGGTGTTTGTTTCGTAGATACGCTTGGCAATGGGTTCAAATCGAGTGCCCCAAAGCAGTGCGGTTACAGGTGCTCCTTCACCTTGTGGGCGAGTCTCCAGTTTGCGCATCATGACCTCGCGACGAGCAGACTCTGATCCAAAGACACCGTAGACTTCCGATGCTGTAATCATTTCGCTTCGTTTGGCGTGCCAAGCATCAGTTCGCTGGTCATTGGCACCGTACATTCGGAGCACTCGTTCGTAGCATCGATCTCGATTCCACAACCGTCCAACTTCGCCGAGCATGAGTTGTTGGGCAAGTCGGTAGACGGTCTTCTTAAGCGCACAATAGGACAACCCCGGTTGAAGAGATCTGCAATACAGGATGAATTGCTTGAGTCTTGTGTTGAGATGAGTGTAGGGTCTATTGTCGAGCAACCATTCTGTGAGTCGCTCTTCCATTGCTCTTCTACAGGATTGGAGTTTGAAAGTTCGTTTTCCTGGTATACGGGAACTTCAGTTCCTTCTAGGATACGCGTCTCCTTGACCAACTCTTCCTTCATCTTGTCTACGATGTCCGTGAGTTCCGTCGTAAAGGACTCAATCTGCTCCAGTTCAGCACCAATAGGGTAGTAGATGTACGCAGCATCGCATTGATGGGGAATTGTTAAATCTTCAGTCTTTCGTTCTAGAAGTCTCTTTTCAATATCCATATTTCCCTCTTTACTAAAACAATCTCTAACCCATTTTCAATGAACAACCGCAATCTACACATGGACATTCAAAGCAAAGATCAACTGGTTCTCCACAGACTCGCAGGATTCTACAGCAATGCCGAACATCTGACTCGCGTAAAATCCATCATCTCCGGTGAGTCAAAGATCAGTCTGCGTCTCATTGATTGGTTGGTGACCAATTACGCGAAGAAGCACAATATCTCCTACGTCACGAAGAACGGGCGACATGTGATTGTGTATCTCGCTTACAAGGCACATCTCAAGGCATACAGCAAAAAGATGTTCGACCCCTTCTGTCGGTGGAAGCGCATTCAGTTCATGGAAATGAATACCACCGTAGGTCAACTGAGTTTCTTTGAGTGGGCAATCCAAGATGAGGTACTGGATTACCTGGAGACTCACTTTGATGATATTCAGAAGGACATGGATGAGTGTTCGACCACCATCCAGCCCGAAGAGGGGCGCAAGAAGAGGCACGAACTGTCTCGCTCAGCGACCAAGACGGTATGCCGTCATGATGTTCGCGTTTCAGTCTCCTTCGCATAAACTCGCAAGGAAACAATGTTTTCAAGACTAACACCTGGATTTGTATACAATGACATTTCCTCCGACATTACGGAAAATGATCTGGATGTCGTAGCGGATACATGGGATATGGACGGACGTGAAGTGTATCGGGGAACGCGCGACCCGCGGTATACACATGCGAATGTCCACTGGTTATATGATGACAATTTGGAGAGAGTTGGGTGTGTCGAGCACAGTCTGAAAGACCATGCCGATATGCGCGTGCTTTGGTTTCGGGACTCTGAGTTTGGAACACTCCTTCAAGAAGATTGGACGGTCGGTGACGACCTTTGGTCAAAACTTCCTCGGCATGTGTTTGATAGGTTTTTGAATGAGGGATGGACGACTCCAGCGCTGTTTTTGGAACACTGTCTCCAAGGTCCAATGCGAATCGTAACACCTGCGATGCTTGTGACTCTGCCGACTGTTTACACGTGCTCCAAGTGTGGTAGCAAGTCATTGAAAAACAAGGAGACCTGTGAGACCACTGCGTCTCCTCTGGACTTCCCCGACAAGGGAAAAATCTTTTTTATTGATTTTGATTTTGTTGTACATACGCCTCCTTCAGACTCGTTTGTCTGGTCTAGGCTACTGCCGCACGACGGCGGTTCTTCGCAGGAGCAGGAGCAGGTGTCGGGGGTGCCGTTGGAGTCTCCTCCATCATCGGAACCGAGATCTCCTCTTGCTCAACCTCACCTTCCTCCATCTGAATCGGCGCAGCAGTCGTCGTAGTCACCTCCTGCTCGATCTCGTCGCGGAAGATGTCTGCCGCAGTCGTGCGCTGAGGAGGAGACACCTTCGCATAACTCACGCGCCACGTTACACCGAATCCCTGACCAGACACGTAGATGCCAGGAGACACGACCACGCTTGCCTCGACACGAGGAGGGAACACCTGCTTGATGTTGTCCGTCGTCACCTCCACAGGTTTACCATAACTGTCCGTCACATCCATTGCGACGCGACCGTCGTACACAGGTACCTTCATCTTCAGACTGGGAGGATACTTGCCAGACGCTACCCACTCGTTGTTTACCTTCTCCACGCTAGGAGAGATGAACTGCTTCATCGTGTCCTCCAGCACAGAGCGAGACCTAGACTTACCGAACCACTTGGTACTGTTGCTCTCTGCGGTATCTAGGATCTTCTTCTGGAGGTCCTGTAGGAAGTTGTAGAGAGTACCCAGAGATCCTGCCTCGGGACCTGCGCGATCCTTGGCGTATGGATCACATCCCTTCAGAGTCAGACTCATATTGTAGGTGGTTCCATTCTCATTCTCGGTCACCTTTACACCCATAGGATAGGCAGTCTTCTCAAGACGGATCTGTAGAGGTTGACCATTGTACTTGATAGGAACTGACTTGCCGCCCGCCTTGTTCAGACGGATGTCGCCGAAGGAAACCTTGTTGATGTCCAGGTTGGAAGAAGAGACGATTGCGATGGTTGCCATTGTGTTGCTGTACTGTATTCCATCACGCAAACCGTAAATCCGTTTTGACGGCATATTTCCGGTTTTCAAGAACTCTTCCTAACAACACAATGAGTAGATGCGCTGCGGTGCGAAGAAGAGGTACAACAGAACCCTGTCCCACCAATGCGTTGCGAGGACATACATTGTGTGGACGACATGCTCGAATGCGTAGTCCTGTGTTATGGAGAGATGCGACACGGACATCAAGAACGACGATTGCCAAATGTCAAGCAATTGTCCGAGGATGGTTGGTTCGGAAGAGACTTTCTTATGCTGGAATTGGTGTATTGCGTAGAGCAGACGTGTCAAACGACGAAGACATCATCACATGCGCAGAAAAGGAGAAGGTTCATCCATTTGACTTCTTTTCCTTTGAAGAGAATGGAAAGGTCTGGTGGTTTGAGTTCGGGGGTATCTGGTCTTGGTGTCTGCGGAATCCCATAAATCCGTACACAAAGGTTCCTTTGAGCAGCGACACTCGAAAGAGACTGCGTACGATTTGGGGATACAAACGAAGACATCGCGAAGAACTGCCACCTGAATCGCCATACTATATAGAACGATTACGTCACCGTCTCAACATTCTATCCCAGCATTTCGAAGACTATGGGTTCTCCGATGTTCATACAGAGAACTTTATCAGGTTTTCCAAGGCAGATTACATTACGCTATTTGTCTTGCTCCAGCGAGACATTGAGACTGTCATCCCACCTTCTGATCCATTTCGTATTCGTATCTCACGACTGTGCGCAAACCGAACACATGTTGCCCATGCGCTTGAAAACACTCAATTCATCCTTCAATGCGTAAGTCTGCTTCTCCATATTGTGACGTTGTACAAGGATCCGTATGTCATCACATTTTCCATTCTGTCGGCATACTATCGTGCTTAAAACAGATTTGTACACGCCAATCAATACAGACTTCCTCCCAAAATGAACATCTTCATCCTCTCCTTCAACCCCAAGGAAGCCGCGGAATATCATTGCGACAAGCATGTCGTAAAGATGATCCTCGAAACTGCTCAACTCTTGTACTCTGCGCATTGGAGTGAAGAGCGAATGATACTACCACAGAATGCCTACAAGAAGGCACACTTCAATCACCCCTGCGCCATCTGGACCCGTGAAAGTCTTGCAAACTACATGTGGTTGGCAGAACTGGGTTACTGGTTGTGCCAGGAGTATCGGTTCCGGTACGGGGACAAGGAACACAAGACCGAGGCACACCTAAACTGGTTACGTAAGAATCCACCTCCCACACTCAAGGACATTGGTATCACTGAGATTCGACTTGCGATGCCTGACGAATACAAGCGCCCCAATCCTGTGGACGCGTACCGCACGTACTATCGGGAGAACAAACTCAAACTTCGCGGGATCGTGCGTTACTCCAAGCGCGAACCACCCGACTTTCTCATGACAGCAATTGCGTAACCAATCAACTTGTAAAACCAAATGACATTTAGAATCTGTAGCGCGATACCGAACCCCCATAGCATTTTTGGTACGGAATACCAGATGAACGCAGGGAACCATATACAGCGAATGACGAAGAAGTTTAGGAGGGTAAGTGCTGCCAGATAAGGAAACCACCACGACCCTGAGTACCCCGCCTTATTGGCAAACCAACTCAAATGAATCAGTGGACTCGTGAGTTCTAGCATAAGACTTCCGGTGACCATGATATCCAAAATAGGTTGTGAGACAAAGAACGTAACGCCATAACCAATCACGCAGAGAATGTGATGAATCCAAGCAAGTGGGTCATTGCGAAGGTAGAGGGACATGTGAAGCATATCAGCAATCATATACATCGCAAGAACGTGATGGTACGCTGAACTTTGTCCAAAATACGCCATGAGAGGAAGCACGACTACCTGTGTCGTAAAGGATGTCGTGCGACCAATCCAGCAGTGCTTGGTAAGTGTATCAAATGCGCGATAGAACGGTGCGACGCTGCTCAGAACATAGTGGTTGACAAGACCGTATAACGAGTAGAGAGGAAGGATCGCGAGTGGCCACATTTCTTTGTGTTGCGTCGAAATGCCTGTAAATTTTTGTTAGTGCGAAAGGTATTTACATGACCGCCGTACATAACAATCATAACAAGCGCGTTCAAAATGTCCTCTACTACTTCTGCCATCAAGACAAACAAGATGCCCGCCGACAAGAAGACCGCCAAGAAGACCGCCGAGGCGCCCGCCGCCCCTGCCCCCGTGCCTGCCCCTGCCGCCCCCGCCCCCAAGGCACCCAAGGTTGCCAAGAAGGCGTCTGCCTCCAAGGCGGAGGTCGTGGTACCCGTAGTTGCTGCTGCCCCTGCTGCTGCCGCCCCTGCCCAGTCCAGCGATGCCCTGCTGTCCTCCCTGACGGAGCAGCTGAAGGCACTGTCCACTGAGTTCACGACCCGTGTGCGTGAGGCGGTGAAGGCGACCCAGGAGGCAGCGAAGGCAGCGAAGAAGGAGGCGCGTGACTCCAAGAAGAAGCGTCGTGTGGATCCCTCCACGATGACCCCGGAGCAGAAGGCGGCATGGGAGGCGCGTCGTGCCAACAACGCCTTCCTGAAGCAGAAGCCTCTGTCCCCTGAGCTGGCGTCCTTCATGGGCATCAAGGCGGGTGAGAAGCGTTCTCAGACTGAGGTGACCAAGTTCATCTCCGAGTACGTGAAGTCCCACAACTGCTTTGACCCCAGTTTCAAGCGCCGCATCATCCCCAACGCTGCCCTGGCGAAGTTGCTGCGTGTGGATGACAAGACCGAGGTGACTTACCTGAATCTGCAGAAGTTCCTGAAGGTGCACTTCGTGAAGGCTTAAGCGAGCTTGCGCGTCTAACGGACACTTAAAACATAAAAACATAAATAGGGGAAACCCTTAACACACCATGGCGCAGAGGAAGCGCGATTGGCTCATAGGGTCACCCTGAGGGTTCCCCGAACTACCAATAGGTCCATCGATCAAAACGATGTGGTGTGAATTCAAACAACAATCAGTCCGGAATCCCGGGTTGATTGTTATTTTTTTGGTTTGTTATCATGAATGAATCTAGACTTATACAGTTGTTGTAATCAGTTCGTTGGGCATCTCCAGATACAAGACGGTAGAGAAGAAGGGAGACAGACGAGCATCCAAGACCAGAGCACGCTGCTTGTCATTGTCGCGCAGAGTCTTGACCATGCGCTTCAATACTGCTTCTTTTTCCACGATAGGTTTCACGCGGATCTTACATGTACTCTTGTGCCAACCGCAAAGAGAAGACTTGTTGCACTTGTTTTTGTCGGTAAATTGACCACAGGGGGTTCGCACCTTATTCACGAATTCCACGGGTGATTTGGTAGAGTCCTCATATGCTTCTGCCTTGAACCATTTGGTGAGTTCCTTGTAGAGTGCCGCACCACGATTCACAATGGAGTTGCGCAGTGTCTCGTAGGTTGGGTCCAAGATGCTTCCATCGGGTCCTGTTTGAATGTTCTTGGACAGCGAGAACATCAGGAACTCGTAAATCTCTGACTCGTAGGCAGTCTCCTGTGCCAAGCGAATGTCTTCCTTGTTGGGTTCACCATCCACGAGCATCTTCTCATCGAAGCGACTCACAGTCTGAATCACTTCCTTGGGAACTGTGGTTGATTCGGGTTCTTCGGGTACAATCGGTACACGAAATCCCGATGCGAGTTCTAGTTCGACGACTTGACCTTCGACATTTTGAAGTTCTGCTTGAATCTTGAACTTGGCATGTTTGGTGTCCGCGAGGAAGGCACGCACATCGCTTCCACTCGGGAGTTCATCAGGTTGAATGTTTGCGTATCCTTCACGTACAGGAACACCGACGTCGGGTTTCACGTTTGTGGGTTGGATGGGTAGAAGAATCTTTTTGGGCACAAAGACTGCCTGAATACGGTTGAACGGATCCAGAATGACTTCGTATTGTGTCTCATTCTTCATTTGGAGTTCTGCTATCGCATCGGCAATCACCGGAACATTCACCGCACACGCACGCGCATGACGATCGCGCAGAATAGGAAGCGTGTCTTTGAAAACGGGTTTGCGCAGGTCGGTGACAAACTCTGATTTGTATGCCTTCTTGTCCTTGACACGATTCACTTGCGCAAGAATGGTATTGCCAAGAAGAGCAATGGTTCGGGATGTTGCGCCACCTGTATCCGACCAGAACCCACAGACAACTTGTCCAGTCTCTATATCTACGCGAATCACTTCGCATTTCAGGAATGTCGTGACATACTCCAACTCTTCCAACATTCCTAGTTCACCGTGCTGATAGGCATTGTCAATCGACGACACAATCCGATCAATTTGTGTCTCACCTTCCTTGCGATCTTTCCATGTACGAAAGAAAGAACACTGGAGTAGGTTATCTTTCGCTTCCCGAGGGCGTAGAATTGGTGTCTTGTCGTTGAGTAGGACAGGTAATGTCTTGGACGGACGACCCACACCTACGCGAAAGACATCTGACTCATTCGCTCCAATTCTGCCCTTCTTCACTGTCTTTGCGTAGTCAGTCTTTACGGATAGACGCTCTGCTAGTTCAGTAGACAGATACGCAAATCGTAGTCCTGGAACATTGGTAGTGGAAGCGTCCAACACATACGTCGCATCCTCCTTTGGTGATATGATCTCTGTCATGGATCGAGGAGTCTGAAAGCAGCAAGGAATTCGCTGTTTGTTGATTGTAGACAATGCCTTTATATAATCGGGAAACATCGCAGCAGTATCACGTTTAATAACAGTGTATTCCAGCGTGTCGAGATCGTCGGATGTTCTTACCTTTCCATCACAAACAGGACAGTGAAGTTCGCCATCTTCCTTTGCGACTAATTGATCTTCGCGCAACGGCAATTCATCTCGAATACACCAGTAAGGCGGGCAGTATGCTGTACCCTTCTCTCCTTTCTCGTTGGTCATCTCAAGTCGCGTAATCTGTTTGAATACCTCATAGGTTACCTCGGGACGATTGTCCTTCCGTAGCGATTCATTGTATTTATTCCAAGCGGATTCACCTGGTTCAAATTCACTATCGGTCAATACGACCACTTGCTTTGGTTTGTCACATTTAGAAGGGTAGACAGACTTGTCAAATGTCGCAGGGTCAAACTTCTGGAGACGATTGTTGAAGACATTGTACGTACCTTGCGCGCGAGACTGAACTCTTACCTTTTTTGATTTCGGTGCCACAGGTGCTTCTGCTGCCTCTTCCACAGCAACGGGTGCTTCCTCCTCTGCTCCGAATCCCATAAGCGCATTGAAGTCATCATCTGCCTGAAACTCACCTTCCATCTGAATCTCCTGCTGAGGAACTACTACATTTGGAACCACCTTTTCCATACGACGAGGACAAATCGCATCGACTGCCTCGCTTTCAGACGTCAAAACATGTCGCAGAATGTTTGCGTATTGAAGTGTACGGTCTAGATTGGTCACAAACTTGATAATGACTTCCTTGTTCGAGAACTTAATACTCGGGTATGCTCGCAGTGACTTCTCTAGATTGACTTCCTCAGCACGCGCGCTGACTGATGCCATTAACTCTGCCGCCTCTTCTAGCGAAATATTCATTTGATCGGCAAGGTACTCGGGCGTCTTTTCCGCATCTTCCTGGTTGAGAATCTGGATTGCCTGAAGTTCACGGGGTGTAATGTCATCTGTTGTATGCTCAGCACGCAGTAGTCGGAACGTATCATTCTGAAATCCAAACAGAGTTTGCAGACAAGGAAACCGTAGCATATCAAACTCTCGAATCTCCTTCGCGTACTTTGCTACAAGAGACAAGTCACTGAGTTCCCATTGTGTTTCGCTAATATCGCCCATTGCCAAAAAAGGAGTCAGTGCGTCCAACGTCTTCATCCATTCCAAAGCAGCAGTTTTGAGGTCTTCGAGTGTCTCCTTGGAATCCTTGTCTCTGCGAATGTCTACGGTGATATCACGATCGGTCACTGCGATACGGTCAAATGACGTACGAGTGGTGCCACGATACAATAGAAGAGTTGGGATTCTGCGCTGAGGTTGCGTATTGTTGAACCACCCCTTCCACATGGAAGTGTCCAGCAATGGTTTCTTCTGTTTGGGATCAGGACAGAAGAACTTGTGTCGCATCGTCTCAGTCTTCGCAGTAAAGTACCCAACATACGGTGTTTCGGGACTGACTGTCATGCCATAGAAGATCTGCTCAAATCGTGAGCGAGGAGCGGTGATTTCCGTATATACCAGTGGAATATACCATTTGGCACGAACAATCGTAAGTGTTTCGTGTTTCGGCGTATCTAAATCCAACAGTCTTTGAAGTTGTGCTTGCGAGGATTCAATCGACACACGTAGATTCTCAATGTTGTTCGGTGTGTCTGTCCTCATGCGAGGATAGTAGTTGAGCATGACAGTCGGTGTTGCTCCTGCGGCAACCGGTATTGCGCGGATCTCCGTCACATCATACGGATGAAGTGTCTCGTATAGACTTTGTGTCTGTGGAAGAGGTCGAACCGACGCAGGAAGATTGGCAATGTCTTGCGGAGGAAGAGGCATCACAAAGGAGTGTACTTCATCCACACCCAATATACGCCATTCTTGGAAGTCTGTAGGAGGATCAAACAAAGGTCGTAGATCGTCTGGACGATCTTCCCATTCTTCGCGCGTAATGTTCCGTGGAGCGACACCTGTTCCGAGACGTTTCTGATCCAAGTACACGCGCATACGGTCTTGGGGGATACTCTTTCTATCCATCGAGAGACGCAAAAAGAGGTTCGTCCAATGAATTGGATTCGTATAATGCTCTTTAGGAAGAGACGCATTGACTTCTATGAATAAGCGATCAGGATGAGAATTGACATGAAGTGCGATAAGTTGACGAACCGTGTCTATAGTGTCATCCTCATAGAAACGGACAGGTAATACCGTCCCCGACACAGGAACTGTTTTCATTGTTTAGATCCCCGACATGATTTCATCCAAGGGAATCCCGTACTTCTTGTAAGTGTCAATCGCAGCCTGACGGACTCTGTTGTGATGCTGTGTGACGACTTCCTGTGGCAACTGAACCTTAGGGGAGTCTTCGGTGCGATAGATGGAGTAGTCTTCCATCTGGAGTGAGTTCCCATTCACAGTTGCGCCGGCAGAGATACCACCGTCTACGCTTACACTATCGCACTCACACGACGCAGTATTCGGGTAGGGTTTGGATGTTTCACAGAACGAATTGCACTTGAGACATTTGAGTCGGATTGTCTTGAGAACATAGGTGCGTCCTTCGTGCTGGATGGTAGGCATTGTATGATCTAAATAACTTGTAGAAAATGGATTCCGTTTTGTCAGACCAACAGACCTTCCCCATGAAGAATGAAGGTCAAGTTGGTCATCCGTCTACAGCGTGCGTGGAGGCGCAAACTCCACAAGTGTCGCATATGCCCTCGCATGTGCAGACTGGAATCAGTCACATGCAAGAGGTGTTCGGAATGGAGCATTCCAGTTCTGCGAAGGTAATCCAGCGCTGGTGGAAACGGAAGCACCGGTGTTACTGGTGTAAGATGGCGACCGGGTATGAAGACTGCGATGGAATGTGCCCGCGCTGCTATCACGTGGACACGTATTGGGATGTGATTGCTTGCGAGCACGGATGTGTTGGGCATTGTTGTTAGATAGGGGTGTCGGTGATCTTCATCCCGCAGTAGTCCTTGGGTGTTTGTGCGTAATTGACGGGTTGGTAAATCCCTATTTGTACTGCGTCGCCTAGAATGCGCTTGAAGTTGTTCCAGAACTCCTGTGTATGCCCGATGGTCTCTGTCATCAAATGTGCCATCTCGTGAAGCATGACAAACATGACTGTATTTTTGTCAATCAACGGATACTTGGGAGGTTTGGTCTTGTCACGCAGACACACAACGATTTTTTGCCCCTTGTTCTCGGAATAGGAGGTGTCGGGTGAACTCATCTCGTTCTCGATAAACACATCAGGACTGAAGCGAGCAATGAACCGACCAACGGGTGGATCTTGTTCCAACCCTGGCGTGTTCTTGTAATGCTCGTACAGTTTGACGAGACTTGCGCGGATGTCTGCCATCAGTTTGACTGCCGCATCCTTGTCGGGAAGGTTCTGCATATCGTATTCGAGTCCGTCGGGACCCTTCATACGAGTTGTGTTGGATGGTCCTTGATTCAGTGCCATCAAAACTGCGGCACCAAGACCGACAGCAGCAATTGGGAACATTATTTAGTATACAGGTTTGTGTTTAACCGCAGAGACCCTCCAGGGCACGGGACATCTTGAACGGGTCGGGGTCGATGGTGGTGTTCAGGAAAGGACCCACCTTGGACTGGGGGTTGGGCAGTTCAGAGCGGATGTCATAACTCTGGTTACGCTTGGTCTGCGCAATGCCCACGATGTTGATGTTGCTGTGGTAACCTGCCTGGAGGAAGTTCTGCCCCTTGAGGTCATCGGCGCCTACAGGGTTCACCGCCGCCCAGTCCGCACCGATATTGCCGTTAGGCAGCAGTTCGGAGGAAGACAGGGTGTTCTCCTGGTAGGTCTGCTGAGACGAGGGTGTACGACCCTGGATATCGCTCACAGTCACTGCGTTGCCCGCGACACCGTGAGGCATGCTCATGTAGGGACCACTCTCAGACGCAGGTGCCATACCACCCGTGCCGCCCAGTTCCTCTGCCTTGTCTACGACCGCCATCTTGGCACCCGAATAGGAAGTAAAAAGAACGTAGAGGACGGCAACACCTGCCAGCACTGCGCCGAGTCGCATTAACTTCGTCTGATTCAGCTTCATGTTTATATTGGTTCACAGACAAATTTCAATGAGTAAAGTCGTAGAGTCGCTATTGAAAGACGCGATAGAAAAGGTAAAAACCCCCGAGTTCCATTCGAAGGTGGTATCCCCGCTGCTTGATTCAATTTTAGAAATGTTGGCGCCGTACTTACTCGCTGTCGTAGGCCTGTGGGTCCTTACTTTTCTCGGTGTCGCTGCTATTCTCGGATTCCTTGTGTACATCATGACGTAGTTGTCCATCGGGATAGAGCAACTTGACAAGGTCCTCGCGACTCAGTCCCCAGAATCCGCGCATACCCCTCTCCTTCGCCTCCTTCCGAAGTTGGACAATCGTCATCTTGTCAATCTTGTAGGAATCGGGCAGGTCATTCATCGAGAGAAGGCGAATGAGTTCATTGCGCTTCATCGTATAATACATCTTGATGTGCCGGGTCTTGGCAATCTGCTTCAGTTCAACCAGAGATAGAGAGTCC